GCATTGTTTCTTATTACAGAAGGTTGTGATTCATCAGTATAACCTTTGAATAAAACTTCAAACTGTGCTTCTGGTGTTTGAGCTGCAAAGTAATCTTTCATTTGATTTTTTATCATAGCTAATTCTTTAGCTTGTTCGGATTCAATGTCTAACTGTTCACCAGCTAATGCAATTTCTCTTTTAGCTTTATCTTGTGTACCTATATTTTTAAATAATTGTTCAGTTGGTTCAAGAAACGCTTTAGCTAAATTAGCAGCTGTACTACCGCCACCTGTTTCTGACATGCCTCTTAGTCCACCTGTTATTAATAATTGAGCTACTGGATCTATAGATTGAACAGGATAGTCTGCATATACTTGTTCTAATCTTTCTCTTGCAGAACCCACTTTAAAATTTTCTCTGATACCAGTCATAATACCACCACCGACATCACCACCTTTTCTAAACATTGGTCTTCTTAATATTTTACTATTCATCATTAACCTCTTTGTATTACTAATGGAGAAGGATTTAATGCCTTATATATTCCCGCTAATGTTGAAGCTGCACTTAATCCAGTTTGTAATGAGCTAGGAGTAGGTTGAATTGTTTGTTGCTGTTGAGCTGGATATCCTGATATCAGACCCATGATGCCTGATCCAAGAGTTTGTGCTGCTTGAATAGGTTGTTGTAATTGAGCTTGAGCTAATTGTTGTTGAGCAGTTAATGTTGCTTGATCTGCTGCTTGTTGGATACCACCTAAAGTAGTTAATCCTGCAATTTGTGATCCTGCTAATTGTGGAGCTAACTGAGCTAATTGTGCTTGTTGACCATAAGCAGTTTGAGCTAATTGTTGAGCTTGACCAAAACCTTGTTGTAATAATTGTGCTTGTAATGCAGCTCTGTTTCTATCTGATGCAGATTGATATTCTGCTCTTTGAACACCTTCTCTTCCACCACCAAATGCACCTTGACCAATTGCTTGCGCAGCTAATTGAGGTAAACCTTTTGCAGCCTGCACATCAAATTCTTGTAAAGTTGTATCTATTACATCTTGTTGATACGGAGACATAAACTGTTGGTATGCAGTTGGTCCTGTTAATGAACCAGCAGCTTGAAGATAAGGAGCGTATGCACCTAATCCACCTGCTTGTCCGATTGCTTGTTGAGTTAATGCACCAAGTCCAGCAGTATATTGTGGACCCATTACTTTTGATAAATCAGCAGTCTTTAATCCACCAACAGCTTGTTGTAATTCTGTAATATATGGTTTTGCAGCTGCTTCTATAAACTCAGGTGGTTGCGTTATTTGTGTAATTGTTTCAGCCATTAAACTCTTCCTCCGTTTTCTAATTTTTTCATCATGTCATACATACGTTGCGCGCCAACGTTGACATTGCCGTCACCCATTCCTCTTACAGCATCTGCTGTAAATACAAATTCATTGTTAGATAACATTGCAGGGATATCATCTTCTTTTTCTTTTACACCAACCGGAGGAATAAATCCACCAGTATCTCTCATGTCTAATTCTGTTGCACCTGCGGGGTTTTGATTTAATGGAAGACCCATGATGCCTGCTGCATTGATAGCATTTTGTTCTGGATTATTATTACCAAAAGCATAACCAATTCTACCACCATTAGCTTTATTTTCAGAAAGTCTTTCTCTAGCTTCTTCAATTGCTTGTTGCTGACTAAAACCTGCTTCCATCAGTTCACCTACAAGCTTCATAAATTTACTTTCATAATCATCAGAACCTGAATTAAAACCAATTCTACCACCATTAGCATAGCCACCAGCACCTGATGTGTATTCAGCTAAATCTGCTTCTACTAATGCTGGAATTTCTTCTTCAGGGTATCTCAATTCTCTATATGCTTTTTCTAATCTTGTTTTTAATGCACCAATGTTTCTTTCACCACCAACAGTAGCACCTTCTTCATCAGAAGGTAAACCTCCACCTAAAGCACCACCTAGTACAGTTCCTGCTAATGCACCTTGAAATAATTTATTCTTTAAAAGACCACCTGTTCTAGTCATGTCTTCACCTACAGCTGTACCAAATATTGATTGTCCAAATGGAGATGCTTTTAAAGCACCAAATGTATTACCAATACCATATTCTCCAAATAAACCTTTTGCTGGACCAAACATAGATTGTCTACCAAACAAGCCGCCTCCAAGAGGACCTGGTGCTCCAGGGATACCAAAACTTATAGCAGCTAACATAGCTGCCTTTCCTATGTCAGATTTAGCAAAATCTTTAATGCCACTAACAGCACCTTTTACAGCGCCAGTAACACCTTTAACAGCTTTCTTTACAAAGCTTCCTAATCCGTATTGTTGTCTTGGCTCAAGGCTCATTATGCCTCCACCCATTCTTAATTGACGTTCCATAAGTGATCTATTTATTGCCATAATTTTTTGTTTAAACTAGTTTAAGGCAGGTAAAAAACCTGTAATTATTGACTTTATTATTTTTTAGTCTTTTCGTCAATACGTTTAGTATACTGTAATTCATCCCAAAGTCTACCACAATATTGGTATTCTCCTGTGTGAGTTATATAGTCCATAATATAGGCATATACTTTACCACCCATATCTGTCCATCTTTTACAGAATCCAAAGTCTTCACCAAAGAATTCTTTAGTTTTAGGGTCATGTATACAGTCAAATAGGTTATAAAAATTTTCCTTAAATACCTCTTTACCATTAACAATAGTTGGTTGATTAATCTTTAATTCAGGGTGATGTGCCATCATCTTTTCTATTAAAGATCTCTTAATTAACATACATCCAGTAGGAGCATGAGATACTTCTGCTACACCATTATTAACTGTAATCTCATTTTTATTACTTACTTTTATTGGAAAAGTATATCCTGATTTAGATAGATGATCTGCTTCATCTAACGCTTCTTTATGTAGTCTTCTCCATGCTTTATCCCAATCAAATGACTTCATTGGATATGGACATGCAATAAGATCTTTGTCTTTTTCTATCATTGTAAATATAGTCTTAGATTGAAAATCTATATCTGAATCTATAAATAATAAGTAATCATATTTTTCAGGTGCATTCATAAATTCAGCTACTAATAAATTTCTACCTTGTTGTACTAATGATGATTTCATTAAACTAAAACTAACTAACATTCCTTTTTGCATGCATTCTTGTTGTAATACTAATAATGATTGACAAGTATGTATACTAATCTCACTGTGACATGGAATAGCTACAAATATTTTTGTAACTTTTTTAGATGGCTGTATTTTTATTTCTTGATTATTTTGATTATTATTAAACCAGATAGGCTCATTGTTTTGCATTAAGTGCTCCTTGTAAAAATCTTGTCCAAGATATTCCTTTTATTCTCCAATCATAAAATCTATTTACATATTTTATTTGTTCTTTTAAATGTTCTTGAATTCCTGGTGTCTTAATTGCATCTGCTGCCATATCAATACCTGCAGCAAATTTATTAGACAAACTTCTATAGTTATTTGAATAAGGTATAGTCATTGGAAACTCTGCACAAGTTTCATACAAAGCTCCATAGTTTGTAATTATACAATATAAACCTGCAGCCATAGCCTCAAGAGCTGATATGCAAAATGTTTCTTCCCATATAGATGGATAAACATATAAATCATAATTCTTTAAATTTTCTTTTATATATTCATTAGGTTTATATCCAATGTAACTTACGTTAGGTAATTTTTTAGCTTGATCATAAAGAGCTTGGTAATGTTTATCATTAGCTTCTGCAAATGCTTTGCCATATACTTCACAAGAAGAATATACATCAAGTTGTATATTAGGATTTTTTACGAGTTGCATTGCACCTAATAAAACAGATAAACCTCTCCATGGTGTAGATTGATGTATTATTTTTATTTTTCTATTACCTTCTATTATTTGATTTCTAGGTTCTATATTGTCTATACCATTTTTTATTATTACTGATCTTTCAGTTGGTATATCAAAATGATCTCTAAACTTTTCATAGTTCCAATTAGAATTAAATACATACCAATCATATTTAGAATGATTAGATTTATCCTTGAACCATGGTGCCAGATTCGGTTGATCGTAAGAATTTTTTTGCCAAAGTATATTTAATTTAGTTGGGTGTAATGGAATTTTTTCTGGTACAGATGTAGTTATTTGTACTTGATCCAATAGCTTTGAATCAACATACTTTCTTAAATATTCAAATTGTAATTCTGTTCCGCCTCTAGGATTTATTGTCATTTCTACTCATTACTTTCTTAAGCGCTTCAAGACCTTTTGGTGATACTTCAACTGTTAAATCTTGTTGTATATGATCTGCAGTTGTAACCGTATTGGGGTCATTGATATCCGCATCTCTTTCTGCTTCGTCTTTATATACTTTCCCTGTAAATTTATTTTTAATTACAACATGAGTTGTACAATTAATTTTTAATATGTCTTCGTCGTGTGCCATTATCCGTTTTGATCCTCTCTACTTATTTCTAGTATTGATATGGTTGCACTTATACCAGATGTATCTGAAGTTTCAAGAGCAATTAAGTCATTGTCTTCTAGTATTAATGGTCCTTTAGCTACATTACAAATAGTTGGTCCTGTGATACTTGCATGTGCAACAACATAACTTGTTGTAGCAGAGCTATCTGTGATATGTACTTTAAATGTTTTTGATCCACTAGAATTTGTTACTTGTACATTTTGAATAATTGCATTGGCATTACTTGGACAAGTATATGTTGTTACTGCTGTAGTAACTGTAGGATCATAGAATGCATTTTTATAAAAGTTAGCCATTTGTCGTATCGTACCATTTTAATGAACCAATAACACCATCATTATTAGATGCACCTTTAGCACATAAAGTTAGTGTGTCAGATACACCTGCTATTGTTTGTCCAAGTTGATATTCAAAATTAAAACCATCTCCAAAGTTTTCAATAGAAACTCCTTTACCCGATAAATAAGTTCTATTTATAATTGTTCCCCCTGTAATGGTTTTAGTACCGTCTAAATCATACTCTACATCATCAGAATAACTTGTGTATGAAAACGCTGTTGAAGGAGTTGCGTTTTGTCTTAACTGTACTTCAAAGTCAGAGTTAGCTACAGCAGAAGCTATAAAACCTTGAGGAATAATAAGTGCATAAGGTCTTCCTGATTTAATTCTAATGGTTCCTAAATTATAAAATGTACCAGCTGTTGTTAAAGTAACTCCAGCTAATGAAGCAGTTCCAACTGATTGAATAATTCCTTGTGGAGAATAGCCACCTTCAATCATACAAGAAGAACATACTTGTTGTAATACGGCTGCACCAGATATTGTTCCTGTTGTTTCTATTTCATATCTTATTGGTAAGTTTGCAGTTTGCATATAAACGGTATCTAAATTATTAGCATTTAAAAATGTATGTGCTGTAATAAATTTACCATCTATTACAAAACCAACTCTAACAGCTCCCATTCCTAACCATTCATAATCCGTAAATAAAATAGTTGCTTTAGTTGGATCGAGTGTATAGCCAGAAGCTCCTGTCCCATCTAACTTGTCACCATTCCAAGCTGACTGTGCAATTGGATCATCAACACTTGATCCTGATGTATAACTACGTCTTACAATTTGATAGCCTGTTCCCGTATCTTCAAAAAAGATTCCATTATTTGCATCAAAACTTCCAACACGTTGTTCTAATCCAGATTCTTGTGCGTTCATTACAAATGTATTAAATATAAATAATGATTTACCTGGTTGATAAGACATAACTCTTTTGGATTGTCTTATTACTTTATCGCCACTAGCTGTAGTTACATTTAAATTAACTGTAGATTTATTTGCGGTATAAGTAACTGTTCCTGATCCAGTTAAAGATTCATCAAAAAGATTATTTTTTGACATTACATTTGTACTATCAAAAATAGTAAATGGATTAGAAACTCTTAATCTTCCAAATGCATCATAAGCATTTGATCCATTTCCACCACCTATTACTGTAGGCTCTGTATTTACATTGTTACACGCAGACATTAGTACCTCGTATTAAACCAACTAAATCTTTCAGTTTCTTTTTTTAAATCATCTTGATATGAAAAATTTAATTCACTTTTTAATGTAGCAATAGCTTCTAATATTTGTCTTTGATTCTCAACATCATATTCTTGTTTAGGTTCTGGTATATATGAATTTACTTTAGCCATTAGTTATATGTGCCTCCTTGATAAGGATCTGTATAATCAATTATATCTAAAATGCCATTTTTTACAGGAGCACTTTCAATATATTCTCTATTTCTATATCCGTCATAGTCATTTGAATCCATACCAGGAGGTACGGCTTCCGTTATACCTAATGATCTTAAACCACTTCCTCTACCTTTATCTATGTTTACTCCAGGTTTTTGAAATAAACCAAACTCGCCTCTAGCATAATCTGCTAATGTATCATAATTTCTTATACTAGGTAGTGAACTACCAATTTTATATGCTACTCCGGCTAATGGATTTAATAAACCTAATATGCCACCAAATATAGATTTACCAAAACCACCTGCTTGACTAAATCTAGATTGAAAATCTCCTGTTACTGGATTAATGTTTCTATAACCTCTATTAAATAAATTATCTAAAAAAGAACCTGTATATTTTTGCGTTGGACCAAATACAGTTGGGCCTACATAATCTATTTTTTCATAGTCAGGTCCTTGATTTGCAACTATGTCTCTTTGATTTCTATTTTGTTCTGGACTACCTCTATCATCAGGACCTGGACCACTTTTAGATTTATCATTAGGTCCACCCATTGTATCTCCACCATATCTGTAATTAATTCTTTTATCTATCATTAACGTCTACCATCCGGTTTTACATCTACTCTTAATGTTCCATAACGCCAAGTTTCACCTACAGCGTCATTAGCTATTTTAATTGAAAGCAGTCGACCTCTTGCTCTAGTATCTACCTTATCAGTAGATGATGTAATTGTAAAGGGACCAAGTGGTGAGCTTGATGCTGTGTTACTTGGATAATCATTTAAAAGTAATGTAATTTTTGAATTACCTGTTAATACTTGAAAGTCTGGTATAAAACGTTTCATAGACATAATAAATTCACCGTCACCTCTAAAATCAGCTATACCAGTTGATTGGCCTGTTATACCTCTTCTTGCTGCAATATCAAAATCACCAGATTGTATAAAAGCATTAATAGAAGTAACACCAGATGAATTGACCTGATCAGTTCCGGTTTCATGTTGGTAATATATAGATGCTCCATATAAATTTGTAATACCTTGAATATTAAAATTAGGTGTAGCTGTTGAATTATATTGTGTTGCATAAGGCACATCAAATACACCTGTGTCTGCATAGGATGATCTAGCTAATGATCCAGTTGTCCAACAGTTTTCTCCATAGTTATAAGTAACACATCTGTCAATTTGTGTACTTCCAGCTTTTGGATAAAACCATGTTACTTCATTATATAAAGTATTATGTTCGCCGTATATAATCTGACTTGCATTATAATTAATACCTAGATTATCTCCTGTAGTTGTAAATACAAAATCTTCTACTAAACATGGTAATGCTTTAACTGTTCCATCAAATGCAAAAAATCCACCTTCACCTGACATCCAAAATATCATACCATTAGAATAACTAACTGCATTTTGTCCAATACATCCACAGTTTGTTCCAACTTGTCTAACACTGAATGTAAACGGTGGACCTACAAATTGAATTACATATGCTGCACTATCGGTTAATACAAATACATAATCTTTACCTTGAACAGCTGCTACAATTTTATTACCTGTATCTAATCTAAATGTACCTGCAGTGTTTGTAGCGGTTGGTTGGTACGTTGAATAATCTTCTTGGTTTGAAAATCTTATAAACATTGGATCCTGTGTAGTTGAATCACCAATCGTTGTTTCAGTTCCAAAGTGAAATAAATGTCTATCTCTATCTGATACCAAAGTTAATCTTGTTTTAGTAGGAGCTCCTGACATTAAACTTGCTCTTATACTTCTTGCGCCTGCTGCACCAGCATTCCAAGTAAATGTTCTACCATTATGAATTGTTGCAACTAATATTTCTCCAAAGTTATCAAGACTCCAGATGCCTGGATCCAAGATCACGTCACTAATTGTACGCTCCGTGCCCCAGGTAGAATTTCCCCATAAGTATGTGCCCCATCCATACCCTGCTGTTTGAAATGTTGGACCAACAGTTACATATGGATCAATTTGTGCGGAACCTGTTCCTGAAGTTGTAGCTGCAGAGTTAGATGGCATTGTAATGTCAAATGCATTTGCAGTTACATTTGATATTTCAAATGTGTTTTCTGTAAAATCTGTTGTTGCATAACCTGATCCTGTTGGAACAGTAACTGATGAAAATGTAACATATCTTCCACTTGATAAACTATGAGAAGTTTTGTTTACAGTAACTGTTGGAGAACCGATTGTAGCATCAAAATCAGCTCCAGTAATTCCGGTATCTAAAGGTGTAATGTCATAAAACTTATCACCATAATATAAAAACAAACCTTGTGATGTACCGATTGCTGCATATTTTTCACCAGCTAAAGATGTCCATGTATGTTGTGCTCTAGCTGCACCTGGAAGAGTTTCATTATCAATAGTTAATTGTTCCCAACCACCTATTTTTTCTGGAAGTCCATATCTAAATCTAACAAAATCACCATCAGTCCATTGAGACTCAGCTCCTGATTGTGTTATTTGTTTATTAAAACCTGGTTTAAACTGTAGTTTCTGAAGCATAGCACCTCATTATATATGCTTTTTATTTAATTACTATTAATTTTTTACTTGTAAATCAACAAAAGAATCAGCATCTCCTAGTTTTCCAACTGGAATAAAATTCATTGCAATACAATATCGTGTTTTATTGGATTTGTGAGTGCCTACAATATGATACATTTCACTAGGAAAAAATAACACCATATCTGATACAGGCTTAACCATAATTTCTTTAGTATTGTACATATTCCATTTGTTAGGTAATATATTAAATCTTTGATCAGAAGTATCTTCAAAAAAAATAGCTGCAGATTTTTCATCCATCTGTGGATAATAAACTCCACTAAACATACAGTTCCTATGGTTGTGAGGAAAAGAAGATTGACCTTTACTTGTTTTACTAATCCAAGACGTAGTTAATTTAAATTCGTTATGTCTATATTCAAAAGCTTCATTTTTATATTCTGTAAAAGCATTTAATAATTGTTTTTTTAATTTAGGTAATTTATTTAAAACTTGTTTATCATAAGAAGTGTGAGTTACATGTAGGTAATCTTCTGTCTCTTTTTGTGCAGAGTTTTGGTAAGCACAGGCTGTCTCTAGTTTTTCTAACACTTTTATTGTTTTAGCCGTGTCTGTATTACCCAACACTTGAGAATAAATAGCTTTAGAAAAAACTGGAGTAATTTTACCTTTCATTGCCACCATGGTCCTTTCTTCCAAATTGCTAATGTTATTCTTTCTCCTTTTGTAACTGGCGTAACTTTGTGTGCCATAAAAGATGGAAATACTAATACTGAACCTGGTTTACTAAATTCTTTTATATGTAATGATTCCCCCCACCAAATATATAGATCCCCACCCTCATATTTTTTTTCAGATAAATTAATTAAAGTTGTAAGTTTAGATGTATAACCTTTGTCAAAAAACTCACCATCATAGTGCCACTCGTATTGACCTGCTACATCAGCTTTGTAAATATTATGATTGACACAATCAAATCTTGTAAAATTTCTAGTGGTAAAATTAAAAAATTGATTATTAGTGCTATCAATTAAATCTTCAATATTGTTTATAACTTCACATTTTCTTAAAGTATTTAAATCTAACACTGAAACCTTTGCAGTCTTAACAGCTTTTTTAGATGGTTTGTCTTGTAATTTAGAATTATGACTTGCTAAAATAAATTTGTTTATTTTTTTTATTTGAGCAGGTTTGTATACATCTTGATACCAATAATAACAAAACTTCATGTATAATTAATAATTAATTTTATTCCTCTTACATAATTTTGTTGTACAAGAGTTGCATATTTAGAGTTTTCAAATAAAACCATTTTATTATCTTCAGGGTCAATTTTAACTTTATCAATACCGTTCTCTATAATTAATTTACCATTGTTGGAATCTAAAAATAAAACTGCTGTTTTACAATCAAAAGATCTGTCTCTTGTCAAAGGAGTCTCATAAATAAAAGGTTCTTTCGTAAACAAAATAGCTTTGACTTGAGTTATCATATTAGGTTTTAATTTTTCTAATATAGGAAATATCTCATCAAAGAATGGTGAGGTCTTTTCATGCCAATCAAAAAAGGTATGTTGAAAATAATATTTATCTGTAAAAGTTTGTTCGTTATAATAAAACCAAGCAAACTCATTTGATCTAATGATTTTTTTAATATTATTATAAGTATCTTCTTCTAAAAAATTTTTTATTTCTCTAATGTTACTGTCCATTCTAACTCCTTTGCTATGCTTTCTAAATGTAAAACTTTAATTTTATTTTTTAATATGTATTTATGTAATTCTTTAATATCAATAATCCACCATTGACTTAAAGTTTCTACAACCATTTTATCTGCTTTAGTTCGAGTAGATCCTTTTTTAGCTGTCGTCCCATCTTTCTGAACTTTTAAAGGTCTTACATCAAAACGAAATCTTTCATTGTATCTATCTTTTAAAATACCAGACACATCCCACAATTGCGTTTTACGCGTTCTTTCATTAGGAAACCTAGCATCTTTTAAATATTTTTTAGCAAATGTTGCTGTACTCATTATTATTTAATCCTTTATATATTCTTTATTATTTAATCCTTTATATATTCTTTTATCATACATTTCAATATTAAGATACTTTAAATTTAAGATTGCCCGATACTGTGATTCTATAATCATTACTTGTATAAAATGGAAAAACCTGGTGTGATTGTTTTGCAGGAAACATAATCATTTTGCCTTCAAAACTTTTATCTACATTCAAAAGATCACAACGTATCTCTCCAGTATAATCTACATTTAAAAATGCAAATTTAGAAGTATGATTGTATCTAACATTTAGTGGATCTTCTTTAATATCACTAAAACATTTTTCTTCTTTTTTTAAATCGTACGGAATCTTTATAAAGACAACAAATGAATACAAACCTGAATGAGTGTGAGGAGGATTAAACTCATGTTTCTTTTGAAAGTTTACCCATAGGTCATCAATATAAAATTTACAAGATTGTGATAAAACATTTATCCTTTGCGTGTGGGCAAATATTATAGGGTTAGCTAAACAGTCTATCAAAATAAAATTTTTAAATTCATCACTAATATCATCTATATGGTATTCTTTTTTAATGTGGCCAATTAAACTTTTGTTAGCATCACGACTAGCTTTGTTAACAGCTTTTTTTAACCATGCAAATGCTTTAGGTGGAACTACAAAAGGTACAGCTCGATTACCACTTTCAATAATAGGTTTTGCTTTATCCCAATTACTTGACATCACTTCTTTCATACCAAAATATTTGCACTGTTTCTCTGTCTTGTGCTTCGCTAGTTACTGCTGATGTGCCATGTAATATCTGATTATTATTGATTACGCAACAATTATATGAAGGAAAAAAAGTATTAATCTGAGGATCTTCATCTCTTTTATATAAAAACAATCCACCCCAATTAGGGTACCATTCTTCATTTAAATAAATTGTAGCTGCAGCCACTCTATGTCCATCATCGTGCATGGGTATATAACTATGTGGAGGCCAACGATAATAATTAACTTGCATACCGAACTTTTTACTAGGGGGAAAAATTTTGCTAAATATTTTTCTTACTTGATTATATATGTTTAAGTTCTGATCTAAAGGTAAAATTGGAATATAAGGTGCTCTTCTAATAAACTCTGGCCAATGATAACTTGTCTGCCATCTTTTTTCTTCAAGAGTATCTTGGACATAAGTTTTTATTTCTTTAATAAGTTTATCAGGTAATACATTAGTATGAAAAACAATATTATTCATTAGTTGTAAAATCAAAGTTGATGACTGTTCTTTTGTCATATTTAATTGGATTATTGCCTGCATGATAGATGTCTCCATCAAAATAAATTGATTTACCTTGTTTAGGTGTAACTCTTTTTATAGTTTTATATCCTTTGTATAAAAAAGTAGGATCACCTTCTTTATATCTCTTATCAAAGAAAAAAGTATCTCCATCAGAGTCTTCTACGTAATAAATTAAACTTTTGTAATTTTTTTCATTTTCTAAATCTACATGAGGGTAATTATATTTATCTTTTGTATGACCTGGTTTTTGTAAAGTTCTTCTAATTCTAACTCTTAAAATATCTCGTATAGGTATGTTTAAATCTGGTAAAATAGAATCTACAAAAAGATAATATGCATCTGAATTAACTCCTTTAGGTGCTAGAAACAATGTATGAACATAAGCTGGAGTCAAAGTAATATTTTTATTACCTGGTGTATTAATTTCTTTATCACTTAAAATAGTTCCATAGTAAAACCAAGGAAAAGTATCGGAGTTTAAAATATCTTTTATTTTGTTTTGTTTATCTAGCGAAACTAAATTATTTAATATCTTTATCATATATAGACCCTTTCAATTTATTATGATCCCAATTTACAGGATGCGTCCAAGAAGACAAGGAGTATTTAGTTCCAGATATTAATGGATAAGCTACGTGTGGATGAGTAACCTGTGAGGGCCAAACAAAACACCATCCTTTCGGTATATCTTTGTTAGTCCATTTCTGCCTTGGAAACTCTACATGACATCCTTTGAAATTAGTATTTAATTTTACATTCAAAGTAAATTTACTTGTATCATTATGTAATTTTACATTTTGTCCTTTATGATGATATTTAATAATCATTGGACAAAACCATCCTGAAATATAACTACCTTGAAATTTAGTAAGCAACAAAGGAGATATTCTTTCTTTGTATTGTATACAAAAATTTTTAAATAAATCTTTTTCTATATCTGTAAAAAACAATGTGTTCCAAGGACAATTATCTGTTTCACCTTCTGATTGATTGTAAACAATATAAGGTGCAAATTCTTTTTTCTTCTCTTCACAAATAGCTACTAATTCATCACAAAAAGATTCAGTATAAAAAGGAGTTATTAATATATCCTTTATAAATTTGTATTTCTTACCACAATCAGGGTGTATACCTTTGTTATATATCACAGTCAAAATTAAAAGAAATAATAGTTTTTAAAGTATTAGTTATTTGAGGTGGAGCTCTATGTTTTACATAAGAAGGAAATACAATAATATCTCCTTCATATACAGTTGGCATCATAACTTTTTTAGTTACAGGATCTACAAGTTCTGTGCCGATACATTTTTCATTATACTTCACATAATAAACTCCAGTAAATGTACATCCATGAATATGCCAGTGATGAGTGTTATCTTTTTTATATTGTTGAAACCAAATATCTTTGAACTGTAATGTTTTAAAATCCATCTGTGTTAGAAAAGTTTCAAAACTTTTCATAAAACTAGGTAAAAACATTTCTACCCATGAACGACTAGGATTGGTGCTGTTGTGAAAATCACATTTATAAATGTCATCCATGTTTACATTATTTTTTTTATTAAAAGGTTCTTGTTTAAAATGTGTTAATAATTTGTTTTTAAACTTTTTATGTTGTTTAAATGGAAACTTAATTAATTTATATTGAATTATCTCTTGCATATAGATGGCATACCCAACCAAATTCTTCCATCGTAGGGTTCTTTATCCTTTCTTTTAACATCATTGTAATGAAAAAACACTTGACCACATTCTCCTTTTGGTAAAGGTTTTCTCCAGTGTTCTAGTTCTTCACCTTTGTAAACTAACATATCACCAGGTTTTAATATAATTTTTTTATTTTCTACATAGATAGGCCATGTTTCTCCACCTAGATTTAAAGTTGTAGAAAATTCACAAGGTATTCTATCTTTGTGTTTATGTAATTCATTACCTTTTTCGTATATTCTTGCATAAGAATAAGTAGGCACTAAACTTAAATTTGTAATTTTTTCCATTGTAGGTTTTAACATAACCAGTAAACATTCAAGAGCTGGATCTCCATACACACAATATATTTTTTCTTTAAACATAGGATCGCCAAAAGTTCCATAAGTTGTATCTAGTGCATGTATTAAACATTTCTCTCGTTGTAAAATATATAACAAATCTCTTCTAAATCTTAAATAATTAAAAAAATAATGAGCCATATCTTTAGATATAACTTTCTTAATTACTTGATAATAATCTTTTTTAAAACTCATAGCCTTGGTGTCCCGTATTCTACCCACCCAGTTATAATATATTTATCTCCTGATATTGGAGGATTGCCTCTATGAGTATGAGTAAAACCAGATGGCCAAAGCAATAAAGTATTTCTTTTAGGTTTAAATCTACATTTTTGATACAAAAATTCTGTTTCTCCACCTTCTTTAATGTCATTTAAATAAACCATAAAAGCCATAATTCTATTTCTATATTGCATGTTTGTGTTTTCACAATGCCAACTATGATAACCTTCACCTGGTGAAGTCTTTTGTATTTTAATATCAAAGATAGTATGTTTTTGAAAATGATCTAAAATAGAATATTTTTTTGCATAAATAGGATAAATATCTTTAAAAAAATGATCTATAAAAGGTTTATTAACATAGGGTAAATCTAACATATTATCAAAGAAAGGATCTGAAATTGTTGATACAGCTGTATCTGCAACATCCCATGAACGTAAATTACGTTCACCTACAATACCTTCTTTTTCGCATCGTTTGTAATATTTTAAATATGTATCAACCATTTTGTCTGGCAAAGCATTTTCAAATATAGCGATATGATCTTCTCGTAATGTACTTTTCATACAAATGGATTACCTCTCATCCAAAGAACTAAAGAGTATCTAGTGCCCCTAGTAACAGGTTTAACCATATGGTACGTATAAGATGGGAAAACTACAATAGATCCTTGTTCCCTGACTTCTTTACATTCAACTTTTCTTTTATTAATATCAAACATAAATTGTCCACCACTATAATTTTCTTTATCAGATAAAATAAGTGACATAGATAACTTTCTAATAGTGTTAGATTTGTCAGGTTCTTCATAACTATCTACATGCCAATCATAAAATTGATTTCTGCCATATATAGTAAATTGCGGATCTTCTGTTCCACTTAATTGTAAATTCCAACCTGCATTTTTATTAGCTAAATGTATATAAGGTTCACATATATGCCTAACCCAAGAGTCTCTTAAAAAAACAACATCTGAATCTCTTAAATTAGAGTTTTTATTTTCTCCTTCGTATCCACCTACCAATCCTTTTTGTTTGGGTAAGTTTAAACCTTCATTAATAATAAAGTTACACATACTTTTAGGTATGACTTTAGGAAAAAACCAATATGCATATTTAAATATCATTCTAAACCTTTATAGGTTTAAGTAGCATAAATTGTTATTGATGTAAATAGATTAGATTGCTTGCCAGTTTAGGCTAGTTGCATTCCAGTAATATTTGTTAGATGTAGGCTCTCCAGCATCATCGTATTCTGTAGCTTCCCATCTTTGAGCTGATTCGTTCCACTCTGTTCCATAAACAAATGTATTTTCATCTACATTTTGAGTTGTAGGTTTAGCAACTGGTGCTTCCCATAATCCAGTGTCATTATTTAAAGTCCAAGAATTGTGAGGTTGTGGTTCTATGAATCCATCTTTTGCTTCGTCCCATGTCCAACCTACAGCTGGCATGTTTTTTCTAAAAGGTGTTCCACCATCACTGTGAACGTTTCCTGATGTATTGAAAGAACATTGTTTCCAATTTCCACCTAATAAATTTGTACAGTATTGTTCACCAACACTTGGTGTTGGTGCTTCCGCATCATCAACTTTTATTATTCTTAAAACTATGTTGTTATTGTCAATTTCTGCAAATGTTGCCATTAGTCTACCTGTACCGTTCCAGTTACTGTAAATACTGCATATTTATCGCCGCCAGGAGTTGTGCCTGTTGTGTTTGTACCTGGTGTAACAGTTAATGAGTTTGCTGAAGGAACTCTAAAAGTTATTCTTCCAGATCCGCCTCCGCCGCCTGGGCCTCCGCCGTCAGCGCCGCCTCCACCGCCACCGCCACCGGTGTTAGTTGAGCCAGGATTTCCTGATCCTCCAGGTCTGTTTCCGCCATTTCCTCCGCCTCCAGTTCCTCCTGGTCCGCCAGAGTTTCCGATGTAGCCGCCTCCGCCGCCACCACCAGCATATGTTGAATCTCCTAAACCTGAAATATTTGCGTCAGGTGCTCCATTTCCTCCAGGGCCACCTGTTCCTCCTGATCCTGCGTTTCCTGCTCCGCCACCTCCAGATGTTGAACCTCCGCCAGGAGTTCCTTCTGGAGGAGTGTAACCTCCTTCATTACCAGATCCAGGGCCTCCACCACCAGAGCCACCATTTGTAGTAGCTGATGGTGTATTAATTTGTCCACCATAACCTCTTCCTCCACCTGTTGCAGAAAAAGTTCCGTCTGTATATCCAAAGCTAGAGTTTTGTCCTTCAGCTGCTGAAGCTGCTCCTCCAGATCCAGATCCAATAGTTACTGTGTATGGAGTACCAAGATCCATACCAATTACTTCTCCAGATGAAAGAGGTGTTGTACCAAAAGATAATCTAAAACCACCAGCTCCGCCGCCGCCTGCAAGGTCTTTTCCACCCCCGCCGCCTCCGGCTACAATCATGTATTCGACTTCAGCAGGTTTTTTTCCGCCACCACGGCCAAATCCTCTTCCTGATGCTGCTCCTATTGATCCTAATAAAGGCATCTTTCTATCCTCCTAATTTTACGCGAATTGCGTTTGTGCTGCAAGTACAGTAAATGTTGATGCTGCAGTTTTAATTGCAGTGTAAGTATAAACATCATTTGATGTTACGTTTCCAGCTGTAGGGGCTGCTCCACCTTGCCATACTGGAGTTACTGTAGAACCATCTACTTGTACTGTAGTATTATAATAAGCTGTTGCATTTTGTTTTGAAATGTATGCAACTGTGATTGATTCACCAACGTCCATAGACGCATCTAAAGAATTTGAACCATCACCTCTTAAATTAACTGTAAAGTTTGCAGTAGCTGCTGCAGTGTCTAATTGTACACCTTGAGTATTTGTATCAAAGTTAATGTTTGAAGTATATGTTCCATTAACAGTTACTTTTTCTGCAAGACCTTGAATTTTACCATTACCATTTAATGTAACTCTTCCAATTCCTTTTGGAGTTAAATTAAAATCAATGTTTGTGTCACTTCCTACTGCTGCTACTTCAGGAGCTGAACCAGTTGCTTGGTTAGTTACATCAAAGTAGTTAACAGCTGAAGCTGTTTTTTGAAATCTAATATATGGATTGTTTGAATCATCTTCAATCGCACCAGCGTCATCAACAATTATATCATTACCGTTTGTATCTAGGATACCTGATAATTGTGGAGTGATGTCTGAAGATAAATCTGTGAAAGCTGTGTCAACAACATCAGTACCATTTGAGTAAACCATTTTAGTACCTTTGTCAGTTGCTGCCCATGTTACACCTGAACCAGAAGTAGTTTTAACAGTTACAGTAAATGCACCTGAAGTTCCGTTTTCAATGATGTAAGTTTTTTCTACTGAATCAGGAATTACAACATCAATGTTTCCAGTAATAGTTCCTGTTAATTTAATTACTTGGTCTTTACCATTTGATAAAGCACCATTTGAAAAAGTTAAAGTTGCACCAGTAGTTGCGTTAACTGTAACTGCAGAATAACCACCAATAGCTTGTTCTAAAATTAATAAATTTGTATTTGTAATTTGTCCCCAAGTTCCCGAGTTTTCACCAGTTGCTTGAACCGTTAACTTTAGGTTTGCTGATGTTGAGTTTGCCATAATTTTTTATCTCCAATGTTTATTTTATAAATTTTTTGACAACTATTGTCAATATATATTTTTTAAGCAGCGGTGTCAACTTCTTGCCAACCTGGTGGAACAACTGGTGCTGTGCCAGTATTTACTTCATTCCAAATCAATGTTTTAAGGCTTCCTTCAGCCATTGTCAAGGCATTTCCTGACAATAATACATTAGCATTTCCTGTAACTTCGTCAACATCATTTTCTTGTATGGTCATTTCTTGACCACTTACTTCAGCTATAGTATTTGCATCTAATACTGCTGTTCCAAGATTGATTGTTGCAGCTTGTGCATACCCTGTAGCATCAAAATATTGACCATTACCCCAAGTAGATTGACCCCAAGTTTGCTCACCCCATGCTATATCTGTAATTGTACCTGTATTAGCATCACCTTGAGTTACAACGTCATCTAACGTTGCAGTCATTTCTATACCTATAATATTAGCATCAGGTGCAGGATCCACGTCTCCTTCCTGCATACCCATTACTAAAGTATCTACTTGTTGATTACCATATACTCCATAACCCCATGCAGAATTACCCCAACTCGCTGCTGAAGTAGCTGAAACTTCTACAATTGTATTTGCATCTAAATCAGCTGTGCCCTCATTCATTGTCATGGCCATTGATGCAGATACATCATTTAAAATAATTGTTGAACCATTGGTTCCATCAAAATGAAGTAAGTTTACTGTATTTGCATCCGTGCTAAATTCTGATGTTGGAACAGTTATTGTAGCTTCTGTAACTGGGTTATATCTTGCAATATTAGATTGTCTGTATTCATCAATATAGGCTGAAACTGCATTGGCCCCATTTAAGTCTGCTCCTATAAATGTTCTATTTGAATTATTGTTATTTACTAAACCGCCACCTATAGCATTTCTTCTTGTTCCTCTTGACCATAATGCTCCGTTGTTTGAAGCATCTCTAGCAAAAGCTAAATGCATCCATGTATTGTTTGAAAATAAACCTGATGAAGATGATAACTGTGCACCATCTTCGTAAAGAATTAAATTTCCATTGTTAATTCCTATTGAATAACCATTACCACTTGTATTTCTTCCATCCCAAAGAATACCTGTTTGTGTTGTAGCATTTGAAGCATACCACCAAAATTCTATAGTAAATGCTCCACCATCTAGACCATCAACAGTTCCTGATGCATTTACGTAATCACCTGTACCATCTAATAATAATGAAGCTGTTCCAAATTCTTTTTGAGCCGTAGATAATTGTGCATCTCCATTTACAGAGAATTCATTACCACCTATTGAAGGATTAAATACATCTACAACCGCTTCTTGATATTGAAGCGTTGCGGTCATAGGTTGACCGGTTACATCTGCAACAAATGATGCAAAACCTTCTGCATCACCTTCAGCAGCAGTCATTTCTTCACCAGTTAATACATCAGTTTGACCATCAGCATTAATAGTTAAATCGTCTAATGTAGCTGTTAAACCTATTCCAGTTAAATCAACTACTAATCCTGATATACCCCAAGTTTCATATCCCCAGGTATCAGAACCCCAACCTATATTAATTTCATTATCTACAGTAACAGCACCAAGATTTGCAGACATTTGAATTCCGTCTGAAATATATGCTGTACCAAAAGCACCCCAACCAGTGAAGCCCCAAACAGAACCTCCCCAACCAGAATTTATTTCGTTATCAATTGTTACTGAACCTGTATTTGAATTTAATTCTTGACCTGTTGGAATTACTTGTCCAAAACCATTCCATATGTTTTGACCCCAAGTAAGTCTACCCCAACCTTCGTTAATTTCTCCGGCTGTTGTTTCGTCACCTAAAGTAGCTGTAAATTCTATTCCTGTTGGTAATGCAGTTGTATCGGATAAATCTCCCCATTCACCATTACCATAAGAAGTTGCTCCCCAACCTTTTCTTACAAATGATTCTGCTTGACCTTGATTTATATCTAAAGAAAAACTAGTTGGAATTAAATTTACATTTTTTAAATCACCCCAACTTCCAAAGTTCCAAGTACGTCCTCCAAAACCAGAATTAACTTCAGCAGTTACAGTTGGCTCACCTATAGAAGCGTCAAGGTTTCCACCTCCGCCCCAATAAAAATTACCATAGGCATCTCTACCCCAGTAAGTGTCATTTGGATTTGTTACATTAACGTAAGCATTACCAAACTCACCCCACTTAAGGTATCCAAAAGTATTACTGCCCCATCCGGCCATAGGAGGTTACCTCCTAATTAACCAGAGATCCTTAGAATCGCTGCAGTTGATGTTGGTGCTGGGAACTGAATTGTAAATGTACCAGAAGTTGCAGTTTTGTCTCCACCGAAATCTAATACAGCAACAGCTGCGTTAGCTTGAGTAGCAGATGTATTGTAAATCAATGCACCTCTAGCAGTTAAAGTTACACCAGTAAATGATAAGTTGTCAAAGTCAACTCTTGCTACACCAGCAGTGATTGATGTTCCTGCATTAACTAACGCACCACCACCTGCTGTGTATTGACCAGAAGCAGACACTTCTTGAGAAGTAGTGTATGATGTTGTAGCAGAAGTTAAAGTCGCACCTGCGGTATAAAGAGCTAATTTAAACACGTCTCCACCAGATTGTTTGAAATTGTGATCACCTTCCAAAAGTTCTTTTTTGAAAGAGTTCGCAATTGCCTGAGTTATAGCCATAGTTTATCTCCTTATATATTATTTTCCTCCGACTCGAGGAACACCACTTTGATATTCATCTCGTCTTCGTCTTCCCATTTGTTCTATCGAGAAGCCTTCAACCACTTGTTTATACTTTCCTTCGTATAATTGCAAGAGATCATTTGGCCCCTTTAAAAACGAAAAAGCTTCTACTAAGCATGCATACAAAAGTCCGTTGGGAAAAACTTTACTTATGTATGTTTCTGTATTTGTACTCGATAAACCTGGATCTTTCAAGATATAATTTAATTGAATTGTGTAGGTAGCATCTGGAGTAGGAGCTACTACAATAGTGTCATTGTCCCAATAACTGTAATATTTAGGTACTCCAGTTGAGCCAGTTGGATTATATTCTGACATAAAACTTGTATCCCTAAATTGTAAAAATTCTCTATTATCAGGTTGTGAACTTCCGTCAGAGTCTATGATTTGAGCGGACCTAATAACCAATAAATTATCCGGTGTGTCAATAAATCTGTTTGAGGTTACTAAATTAGCTGTTGCATATCTTCTATTATTATCAGAATCTACATCTCTTAAAATTCTAAATTCTGCATCAGATATAAATCCATCTACAATAGTAGATGTTAAAACATTTGAATCTACTTCTGTGTAATCTCTAATTTTTTGTACTAGTTCTGCGTATGTCATTATGTTATACTAATTGTTACCCTTCCTAAATTTGTCTGTGCTTCTCTTCTTCTATTAATAGAAGAACCATTATCAGGAATCATACCATTGTTTGATCCAAAAGCAAAGGCTCCTGGTAAAGTTAAATCAACATTCATAAAACCACCATCACCTGTTTGTGCAGAAAATGTTTGTGGTCTTGCATTGTCTAATCCTTGTGGATCAGCTGTATGTGGTTTTGGTTCTAACTGTGGATGCTTGGGTTCAAATTCGGAAATATGGACTCTAGATCCATTCCATTCAATAACCATTTCTTTATATGGAAATGCTTGACCACTTCTATCAGAAATAAATTGTGCAAATTTTCCATTTGATCTAGACATTTGGGTAATAATTTTTTGGGGTTATAAAAGAACTAGATGAAGAACCATCTTCAGTTAAAGCTCTATTGAGTTCATCCTCGTATAACATTTTCATTTGTTGAACGAGCTCGGGTTTAAATTTTTGTGATAAATAATATGATAAACCTGCAACCATACAAGGTATAAATCTATAAGGTACATCAGCTTCATTAGAATAAGCCCCTGCATCCTGAATCCTGCTTACATAATAATAGTTTAAAAAGTTTCCGGCTTCAGTGGTTCCGGGAGTTAAATATAAAGTAATTGTGACTCTATCAATAAATCTTTGTACAAAATATTGTGATGGAACACCTGTAGCTGTTTTATTTGAAAATGCTTGATACTCTGATCTGTTTATTTTTGTGAGTGGTGTATCAACACTAGATGCATTTCTATAACTTGCTTCTAATATATCATCAACTCCATATACTGCTGTTGCATCTGAAGTGCCATCAGCTGTTGATCTATACATTACATATTCTGCTTGACCATCAACTAATGTAATTGAATTATTTTTTACTTGCCAAAAATGCAAACCTCTATTAGCCCACTCTTGAAACATTATGTTCAAAGAACGTCTAGCCGTTTTTATATCATTACCAGAATAATCAAATCGACCTATACGTTCATAGGCTTCAGTAATTATATCATCAATATAAAAACCTGATTCAAAAGTTGTAGTCCCAGAAGTTGCCATTTAAACTCCTATTTGTCTAATAATATCGTAGCCGCAACGTCCGCACCAATAGCATTTACAGTCATAAAACTTTTAAATAAAATTCCATCTTCTGGAAGATTAAATGCAAATACATCACCTGCTGGACAACTTGTTACAAACTGAGTTCCATCTGTATCTTGTAAAGTAATAGATTGAGCTGTAGTAGCATTTGTATTTTCAACAATGATTCCTCTTAATCTAGTTCTTCCTGCGAATACAGATCCAGTTCCTGTAACTCTTACTGCTTTTACATCACCTTTAGCTGCCATAGTTTTCTCCTATTAAAATTGTGTGGGCCCGAAGGCCCACATTAATTATTTATTAAGCTGCAAATGCAAACGCACCAGTAACAGCTGCTGCTGCACC